AATGGCTTTTGAATGCGGCAATGAGTGCAAATCCTATTGCGCTGGTAATTATTGGAATTACAGCTTTAATTGGAATTATCCTGGTATTAACAAATAAATGGAAAGCTGTGACAGCGGCCGTGGATGGATTTTTTGCGAAGATTCACGAAATGAAGGGCGTGGGCGGTGTGATTTTGACCTGGCTTGTTACACCTTTGGAAGTTGTCTGGAAAATGGTCAGAAGTGTTTTTGATATTTTCGCAGCTTTCAAAGCCGGTGGATTTATCAACGGAATTAAGATGATCGGACTTTCCATTTTGCAGTTTATCTGCGCCCCATTGCAGGGCATTTTGAACATGCTTTCATTTATTCCGGGAATTGGTGGTTTGAGTGATAAGATGAACAGCTGGTTTGAGAATACCAGGGCAAATCTTTTGAACGGATCATCTACTGACGAGGCTGGCGGTTTACCAGCTGAATCTGCCCAGGAAGCTGAAATTGCAACTGCTGCGCCTACTCAGACTGCTGCACAGGCTAACAGCTATTCACGTGAAGAAACTGTGACTACAAATCAGCTTCAGATTGGACTTGAAAAAGGGCTTACAGTTACTTCTGGAACTGTTCCGGCACCTGCTTTTACCCTTAACACTGGAAGGCGGTAGAAAATGGCATGGACTGATGAAATTACTGAAGCAGCTTATACTTCCCCTAGTGGTAAAAGAATTGTTTTTAATTTTTCGCCATCGGTAAACAGAAAAACTCCGCTTAAAACTGCCGAACATACTTTCCCGGATGTGGATGGAGCTGAGGTTCAGTCTTTAGGCTTGGGCGGCAAAAAGTTTCCGATGACCGCTATTTTTGACGGTGCGGACTGTATGAAAAACGCCAGTGAGTTCGAAGAGGCGCTTTGTGAGCGCGGCTTTGGATTCCTGGAACATCCGATCTATGGAAAGCACGCTGTCGTTCCTATCGGTGAAATGGAGCGAACAGACGACCTTGTTTCTTCTTTGAACGAAAGCAAGGTAGTAGTGACTTTTGCAGAGACTATCACGGACAAAGCTTTTCCTGAAAGCGAAGTCGCAGCAATTGACGAACTTGAAAGCGCAATTGATGAATTTGACACTACAGCGGCCGAAACTTTTGCAGAGCTGATTGAAACTGATTCGATTGATGACAGTATGCAGCTTCAGTCAGTTTTGAAGACTCAAAGCAATTCTCTTTTCGAAGGCATTTCAAAGCTTGCATCAAAATCAAGCAATTTAAAAGACAAGATGAAAGTCTTGCAGAAAATCAATGAACTAAAAAACAAAGCACAGGGAATTATTTCAAGCGTAGACAAGATTGCTGCAAATGCTCAGGAGCTTGCGGCAACTCTGATTCAGACAGCAAGAATGCCTGCTGCACTTGTTACGGACGTACTGGCTAAAATCGAAGGCTATGCAACAATCGTGGATTCGATTGTTAAAAATGTTAAAAAAGACCCATTCGGCGACAAAGCAATTAAAAATCAGTATGCGGCCACAAGTATGATTTTAGGAAGCCTTGTTGCTTCCTGCGGTTTTGGAGTTGCCCAGACTGCAAGTGCGGCCGGTTCTGGAGCTTCAGGAGCAGGCGCAGAGGGTGGATCTACTACAGGAAGCTTTAAGAGCCGGACAGCCGTTCTTAATGCCGCTGAATCTGTGACAGAACTTTTTGAAACTTATAAGACATACATGGATTCGCAAATTGCGAAAGATGCTTTTGTGGATAGTGGCGAAGGATATTCTGCACTTTTACAAACTATTGCAAGCTCTATTCAGGTAATGCAGGAAGCTGCTTTTAATCTTCCTATGACAAGAATTGTGAAGCTGGGAAGAGACAGACAGGTTATAGAGCTTCTGGCCGAGCTTTACGGAGCTGAAGGATTTAACCGCATTGATGAATTTATAAATGACAATCACCTGAATGCGGATGAAATTGTTTTAATTCCTATGGGTAGAGAGGTGCGCTACTATGTCTAAAAGCTACACAGTACAACCTGGCGACACTCTCTCTAAAATCGGTGTAAAGACTTTGGGAGACTCTTCGCGGTGGCCGGACATTGTAAAAGCAAATCCTCAGCTTTCCAGCAGAAAGACTGCCGCAGACGGCAGCCCTATTATTTTCGTAGGGGACGTGCTGATTATTCCAGGAAAAACGGACGAAATCAAAACTGAAAGCGGAAAGGCTGAGAGTGTTGTCCTGGACAAGAACGCGCCGCAAGATTTAGGACTAAAGGGAAACGGTAAGTTTTTTACAGGCTTTACAGGTTACACTCTTGTTAGATCTGTAAACGGAATTGACGGTTTTTCTTTCTCTTCTGAATGGAATGCAGAAAGCCCGGTTTTAAGGGAAATTTTCCGGCCGTTTGCTTATCCGGTTTTTGACGTATATTTTAATAATGATTTAGTTTTTAAGGGCATTATAATGCCGCCGTCTCCAAAAATCAGCCCTTCAGCTGAGACTATTACTGTTCAGGGGTATCCGGTTTGCGGTGTGCTGGTGGATTCGTGCCTGCCGCCTTCTTTGTTTCCGGCTGAATACAGCGGGCTTGATTTGAAGACGATAGCAGAAACGGTTTGCGAGCCTTTTGGAATTACCGTGACAGTTAAGGGTGACGTAGGCGCTGCTTTTGAGAAAGTGGACTGCGAGCTTGAAGATAAGGTGTGGGAGTTTTTGTCTAAGCTTGCGGAACAGCGCGGAATGTATTTGACCAATACACCAGACGGAAATCTTTTAATTTATAAGCCTGAAAACGAAGCTGTAAGCGCGACTTTCAAGCAGGGCGATGCACCTTTTATTTCCTGCGTGCCGGAGTTTGACGGACAGAAAATGTATAGCCATGTAACCGGCTACACAAAAACAAGCTCTGAAAACGATTCTCAAACATATACTTATGAAAACAATCTTTTGACAAAACGCGGTGTTTTGCGCTGTTATGGCAAAGCAATTGATGATGCTGAAGAAGGCACGATAGAAGACTCTGTAAAAGCGCTGGCGGGCAAAATGTTTGCTGACTGCGTAAAGTACAAGCTTTCTGTGAGTGGACACCGTGATAAAAACGGCAAGCTTTACCGTGAAAATATGGCCGTGAGCGTTTTAGCCCCTGGAGCTGAAATCTATAAGGAAACGAAATTTCTTGCGGACAGTGTGACTTTGAAACGCGATGACCAGGGCGGAGAAACTACGGAATTTCTGCTGGTTCTTCCTGGAAGCCGTGATGGAAAATTACCGGAGGCTTACCCATGGGAAGAATAGCAAGGCTTATAAGCACGAAAATAGAAAAATTTATAGTTCAGACGGTAGAAAGCTACTTCGGCGCAAATGTGACTGCTGAGACTTACGCGCCTAGTGGAGACGATTCACCGCCGCTGGAAAATGACAGAATTGTTCTTGTAAAGGTTGATGGAACCGGCAATTTTGTGGCCGTAGGTGTTTTGAGCGTTAGCCAGGGAGCAAAGCCCGGCGAGCGCATTTTGTATTCCAGGAACGAAGATGGGGAAGTGCAGGCGGTTCTGAAGCTTTTGGGTGATGGAACAATTGAAGGCGTTTCTCCTGGCGGTTACAAATACACAACTGACAAAGACTATAAGGTCGAAGCTTCGGGCGATGTAGGAATAAAAGGGCAGAAAGTCAAAATAGAAGGGCAGGTAGAAGCTACAGGCGGAACTTTTAAGTGTAAAGGGACTGCTGCACCTACCGGAACCGGTTGTTTGTGTGCTTTGCCTGTTTGTCCTGTCAGCGGTGCTGTTCACATTGGAGACACTGCTGCAGATACTTAGGGGGAAATATTATGGCAATGAACGGTGATACTTTAGGCTTAGCAATTGCAGCTGCAGTTTTAGATCCTGGAGCAACGGCAGAAAGAAAAGCATTGTGTGAGAAGTTTTGGCAGAAGGTTGCAAATGAAATCGTTAATCACATTAAGACTAACGCGGAAATTCCGGCTGGAATTGAAACAAATACAACAACTCAGATTCCGCCACAAACACCGACACCACATACACATACAGGTCAAACAACAGGAACAGGAAGGGTTATATGACAGAGAATAAGAACGAATTTAAAGGCGATGTTGAACTTGTTACAAAAGGCGGAGAGTTTGACATTGTGATAGAAGAAGGACTTGTTAAGGACTGTCAGAACTTTGATACGGCGGTTCTTTTGTCTCTTTTCGGTGGTAATTGCGGAGACGTAAACGGCAAGGAAAAAGAGACCTGGTGGGGAAATCTTATTCCTGAAACAAAAGAAGAAGAGCGGATTCAAAGTGAGTTCGGCTGCGCGAGTAAAGCTTTGCCGATTACCAGCAGCAATTTGCAGAAGGCGCGTGAAGCAGCAGAGCGCGATGTTGCCTGGATAAAAAACGAGGCCGGAGCTGACAAAATTGAAGCGCAGCTTAGCGCGACAAATGCACAGCGCGTGCAGCTTGAAATAGACATTCAAAAGGATGCGGAAACTATTGCCGGTGGAAAATACGAAACTCAATGGCAGGAGGCAGTAAGATAAAATGGCTTACGAAAATAAAACAATAGACAGTGTTTACAAGCTCTTAATAAATTCGTTCCAGGAGAAGTTCAACAATTCTTTAAGACTGCTGCCCAAGGCATTCATAAAGATTTTGTGCAAGGTTCTGGCCGGAATCTTTATTTTGCCATATAAACTGGTTGGCTGGTGGTATTTACAACTTTTTCCAGACACAGCCTATTATGGAACTGTTAAAATTTTAGGTTTTACTATAAATCCACTTATAAAACTGGGTGAACAGTTTGGAGTAAAAGAACCTACCAGCGGACAGGCTTGGAGCGGTACGGTTCGTT